TGGGCGTCGCCCTGGTCTCCCTGGTGGTCTCCCTGGGCGTCTCCCTGGGCGTCTCCCTGGGCGGTACCGTCGGGCTTCGCGGGCTCGTCTTCTCCCTGCATTCGTAAAATAAAGTCGATGATCTCCCGTTTTGGTGCCCTGTTGAGCCATCCGTGAGCGGCTCCGTATGCGCCCGCGATGGCGCGAAGGCATCCCCATTGATCTTGCCCAGGTTTGCGGGCTACGGGCAAAGCCCGGAGTTGGTTGTTCGTGTAGTGTTGCGGTTTGTCGTCCATGGTCCTCTCCCTTGGTTTGGGTTCTCTGCTAGAACAGGTCGCGCTTGCCGATTGTGGGGGCGGATCGCCCGCTAGTACCGCGGCGATTCCACGGTCCCGTCCGGCCAGGCTATCCAGTAAACAACGTCCGGGTGGTTCCCGTCCTGGCATTCAACCGGACAATTCCAGAGCTCGGCAAGCTCCCGCGCCCGATCCCGGCCGCCTAACATATCGAGACGGTCCCAGTCCTCATCCGTCTGGCGCGCGCCCTTGAAGAACAAGTCAAATTTCGGCTCGTATTGCATAGGTGCCTGCGCGTCGGTGATTCTGTTACTAGTCATTGTCTTTCCCTCCGATTGTGGGGTTGCTAGCATCCCTCGATACGGTCAATTTCGGCCTCGGCGTCGCTAAGCTCCCTGCTGAGACGGGAAATCTCGATCTTGGCATCGGCCAACCTGCCACGCGTGTCTTCCCAACCGTTGATGGCGGCCGTCCAACATCGGCGATACCGTTTGGCCTCATTCCGCTCCCTGTCAAGGTCCGCGACAAGGTCCAGGATTAACTCCGATAGATCATTGGCGTCTTCCCGCGTGAGGCAGACGACACCGCTCGGGCTCCCGTCGTGACTGGACAAGGTGTCAAGATATCGTCGGAGCTCCATGGTTCTCTCCCTTGGTTCGTGTTCCCTGGTGGTCCCGCCGTTCGCGGGGCGTTCGCGACTGCAAAACAATGGTAACACACAGCTTATGGCCATTTCAATTAGGGATATCTTCAAATTCGCTATACAGATTCGCCGTAGTGGTGTAAAGAGAACACGTATGGCGGAATGAGGGGATCACGATCGAAGAATCGAGGCGCGAACGGTGAAAGACTCGGAGAATATGCGGATAGCGATCGCCAAGGCCCTTTCAGAGGGGATGGCGCCTAAAGATGTCTGTAAGGTTGTCGGGTGTCATTTGTCCACGGTCTACCGTATCCGTAAAGAGATCACACAGGGTATATATAGGTACAGCATAGATCATGCCTCCTGCCCTCATGTTCCTGAATTGATTGATGGTCCCGCCGGCGGGCCGGATGACGTGCGAACGGGTGAAAAAGGGGAAAGAACGGGGGAAGTCGTTTCAGCCGACGCGCAAAAGCTTGTGGCGCAACATGTTAGGCTGGTGGCCAGGCTGCGGCGCCAGGTGGACAAGCTCGCGCGGGAGGTTGAGGCGGCGGCTGGTTCGCGTTCGTCGCCTGCGGCTGCTGTGTCGGCTCTCGTCCAGGCTGCGGAACGCTTGGTAAAGCTCGAACGTCAGCTTGCTGGCCTTCCTCCGCTCGAAGCGTCGGAGCGTCGCGAGGGACCACAAGCGGCTCCCCTGGTGGTGCTCCCGGTCAAGGTGGACGGTTCTCGGTTCGCAGACCTTGTGTCCGATGCCCGAGACGGCCGGCGGGCCGAGGTGGACGCCAAGGGGCGGGTGCGAACGATCGGCGGCGGTTCTCAAGGTGATTGACACAGCGGGCAGGGGGTGGCAGGGTTCACATGGTTCGCAGGGACGGGCCGGGGTGCGCGCGCAGGGCAGGGTAGGGGGTGCCGGGGCTCCCCCCTCCCTCGTCTGACACGTCCCCTCCCCCAAATTTGGGTCCTTGGAGGCTTACCTCATGATACGTAAAACTAATCGTGGTGGTGGGGGGCTGTTTCGTCAGGTACGTGGTGGGAGGGTGGGTCGTGTGAGTCCTCGTGGGTCGAAGTTGGGTGGGTTGTCGAAGGGTGTTCGAGGGAGTGCGAGGGTTCATGATCGTTTGTATTTGGGGGATCAGAAGCCTGGTCGGAGGTCTGGGCTGGTGGGTTTCGTGAGTGGTTTGAGGGGTCGGGCGCAGCGGTTTCGGTGGCGTTGATGGGGCGGTTGGCGGTGGCATATGTGGAGCGGGATGTGTTGTGTGAGGTGATTTTCCGCTGCTGTGTGGTGGAGGTGAATGGTGAGGTGCGTGCGGACAGTAGTTGTCCGTATTGTGGTGGTAGTGGTTGGCGTGTGTGGCCGAGTGGTCGTGCTTTGGGTGTGAAAGAAGACTTTTGTAATATGGTTGTGATGGCTGAAATATGAGGGTGTTTCTCTTGGTTCTGGTGTTGGTGGATTTGAGTGGTGTGACGACTCAGGAGTTGGCGGGGGAGTTGCAGCGTCGCGGGTTTTCGAGTTGGGGTTGTGCTGGGTTTGGTGAGGGTGTTGTGAGGTGGGCGCCGGCGGACAGTGGAGAGGTGGCGGTGTTGTGGGAGGTGGAGATGGGTTCGGTGTTTCGGATGCCGGTGGTGGGGCTGGATTCGGCGGTGGTGGTCTGGCCGTTCCCTGAGTTCGCTTTTGCGGGGAGTTGTTCGGTCCGGGTTCGGGGTGTGGATCTGGAGGGGGATGTGGGTGTGTGGAGCGAGTGGAGTGATCGGTATCTGGTGGAGTGGTGATGCAGCAGGTGTCGGTGAAGGCTGACGTGGTGGATCGGGTCCAGGGTGTCCTGTGGGGGCCCCAGCCGGGCCCTCAGACGTTGTTTCTGTCGTGCAGGTACAAGGAGGTGCTGTTCGGCGGGCAGGCCGGAGGGGGGAAGTCAGACGCTCTGATCGGGGACTGTCTTCATGGAGTGTTTCAGTACGGGTCGGCTTGGCGGGCGATTCTCTTTCGGAACGAGTATCCGAACATCGAGGAGCTGGAGGGGCGGTGCCTGGAGCTGTTCACGCCGATATGGGGGGACGGGTGCTACAAGGTCGGGCGCAAGCGGTTCGAGCTGGATACGGAGAAGGGGACGGCGATTCTTTCGCTCAGGGCGATGGACGAGCGGAAGGCGGTCTACAAGTACCAGGGTCACCAGTTCTCGTGGATCGGGTTCGATGAGCTGACCCAGTGGCCGAGCGATTGGTGGTACGAGTACCTGCTCTCGCGGCTGAGGTCGCCGTATGGGGTGCCGTGCACGATGCGGGCGACCTCCAACCCCGGGAACGTGGGTCATAATTGGGTGAAATCGCGGTTCATGATGGACGAGGACGGGCGCAGGGTGGAGCCCATGACCCCGATCCCGGTTCACAACCCGGTGAGTGGGGAGATCCTCCATCATCGGATCTTCATCCCCTCCAGACTGTCGGACAACAGGTACCTGGCCGAGGACGGGCAGTACCTGGCCACGCTCCAGGCCATGAGCGACCCGACGCTCCGGCGGGCGTACATGGAGGGGGATTGGGACATCGTGGCCGGAGCCGCGTTCCCGGAGTTCCGCCGGTCAATCCATGTGGTCAAGAACAGGGTGCCACCGGAAGGGGTCCGCTGCTGGAGGTCCTGCGACTGGGGGTTCTCCGCACCCTACTGCGTGTTGTGGTTCTACCGCGATAGAGACGGCCAGATCGTCGTGTTCCATTGCCTCTATGGCCAGGGACCGAAGGCCGGGCAGGGCTCGCAGACACCGCCGTCCGAGGTCTGGTCCATGATCCAGGACGTCGAGGAGAGCTACGGGATCTACGTCACCGAGGGGTGGCTCGACCCCCAGTGCTGGGCCGAGGTCGGGCATGTGTCCGACTACCTCGCGCTCGGAGGACCCAAGGCCGGATGGAGAAAATGGGGGAAAGGCCCCCAGAGCCGGATGCACCAGAAACGGGCCGTCCACGAGGCTCTGAAGGTGGTCAACGGCCGCCCCGGGCTGGTGATCTGCGAGAACTGCGAACCGTTGATCCAGTGCCTTGAGACGATCCCCCTCGACCAGAACAACATCGAGGACGTCGACACCCACGCCGAAGATCACGCCTACGACGCTTTGAGGGGCGGACTGTGCAAGGCGGGGTTGACGAGAAAGTTCTCAGGTGCTAATGATCCGTTCGCAGAGGCCGTTCGCAAAGCGAACGAAAGAACCATCTGGAACGGCTAGGAGCGCGCCATGGCCATCGACGGATCTATCGAGCCCCAGGCGATCGTCGACTTCGTCATGGGCAACTGGGAGAGATGGAAGAACGGCCGCAAAGCCCAGGAACAGGAGTGGTACGAGATTCTCCAGGCGTACCACAACGACCACGGCTCGCAGAGGTGGGTCGAGACAGCGAAGCAAAAGGGCACCTGCTCGGAATACTTCGCCGCCCCCTACGACGCCGTAGAAAACCTCGCCTCGACCATCAACTCCCAGATATTCGACGACCCCCAATGGCTCGACCTCGAACTCGAAGCCCACGAGGAAGGCGCCGCTCAGTACGACGACCAGGCTGCGGAAACACTCCGCAAGGGCATCAAATACTGGTTCCAGCGCGGAAAGGGCAAACAGTCGGTCAAGGCCGGAAGCAAGCAGCTCGCCATGTTCGGCAACGTGTTCTGGACCGTGAAATGGCGAATCGAGCACGCTGCGGACTTCCCCGCCTATCAGAGGGCCCAGCAGGAGTACGAAGCCCGCATTCGCAGCCTGTGGTCCGAGTGGATGCGCGAGTTTACGATGTGGCAGCAGGCCGCTCAGGCCGCCGCACAGACAGGCCAGGAGCCACCCCCGCCCCCGCAGGACTTCTCACCACCCCCGCCGCCCACCGTCGACCCCAACGTCGCTTACGAAGGCCCCGAACTCGTGATCGAGGACCTTTTCAATACGGTTATCGACCCGTTCGCAGAGAACTGCGAGCGGCCGGTGATTATTCGGCGCACGTTCATCCCCCTCGCACAACTCAAGCGCCTGGCCGAGCCCGACCCGCAGACAGGATACCGCGTCTACGAGAACGTCGATGGGCTCGGTGAGGTGGAGCTGGCAAGCAGCCAGTATGCGAACGACGGGTTTTTGAACGACCGGATGAGCCTCGTGGGTCTGGAGTCACCTACGAACCGTGGCGTCGAACTGTATGAGGCGCAAGGAGATATGATCCTGGCCGGGCCCGAGGGCGAGGAAGTTATCAAGATCGCCTACATCGCGACGGTTGCGAACGGGACCCAGCTCGTCCGCTTCGAGCCCACCTACCTGTGGTCCGGCCGGATGCCGACCCAGCACTCCCGCCTGATCCCCGTCAGAGGCGAACCCTACGGCCGGGGCCTCCTGGGGCCGGCCATGCCGATCGCCAGGCTGATTAACCGCCGCATGGCCCAGATCGTCGACTCCGTGGACGTGATCGTCCACCCAGAGAAGAAGGCGTACAACGACGGCGAGTTCGACCCCACCCAGGTCGGAGGACCAGGACGCACCTACATCGTCGGCGACATGAACAACCTCCAGCCCGTGTTGCAGAACACCTCGGGCGTGCAGGTCGCCATGGGCGAATTGCAGATGCTGCTGCGGTGGTATCAGCAGGTCACCCGCTCCGCGAACCCCTACATCCAGCAAGGGAGCGAGGAGACCGCGACAGAGGTCAACCGCAACTCCATGCTCCAGTCCGTGTCGTTCAACGACGTCGTCGAGGCCGTCGAAGATGACTTCGTCGCCAGAGCCATGACCCTGTTCGTCGATCACGTCGCCTCTCTGACCTCGGGCCGCGCCTGGGCCCTGATCGACCAGGAAGGCGCCGCCAAGGGCTGGCAGCCAATCTCGCCTGAACTCTTGCGGAAGGGCTGGCTCGTCCGCGTCGTCTCGTCCAAGCGGGCGACCGATCAGGAGCGACGCAAGCAGGACATGCTGATGGGCCTGGAGCTTATGATCGGCAATCCGGTCGTCATGCAGATCGCCATGCAGACTGGCATGATCGACCTGATGGAACTCTTAAAAATGACCTGGGAGGAGCTGGGCCTGCCCGGCATCCAGCGAGTCTTCAGGAACGAACCGCCGCCCTGGCTCGTGGGCCTCAAGCAGATGATGGCCCTCAGCGAAGGAGACCCCAATGCACCTGCCCAAAAGCCTCCAGGCGTGCCTGGACCGGGCGCCGAGGCCCTCGGCGCTGGACCCGGACTCGAAGCGGTCCTTGGAGGAGCAGGCCAGGGCGGAGGTGCACAGACTCCTGGCAACGGAAACGGGGGCAGTAATGCTCCTGAAGCTGCGGGGAATGGCGAGGACCCACGAGGCCGTCGCCAACCCGCATCATAGCGATAGTGCGAACTGGCCCTACCGGGCCGCGTACTCGGCCGGCTACGTTGATTGCCTGAAGGAAATCTTCGAGTGGCTGGACCGTATGTCACCATCGCCACCCGAGGCGTAAAACCGGAGGAGTCTCATGCAGGACGACAGCCAGCAAGGTCCCAGTGTCGACGAGGTGGAGCGTCTCCTTGCCGGGGAGGCCGCCGAGCCCGAGTCCCATGCCCAGCGTTCGCAAGGTGAGAACGAGGGTGAGCACAAGGCCGTTCCCATGGGACGGTTCAACGAGGTCAACCAGAGGATGCGAGAACTGGAGCGCCAGAACGCCCAGCTCATGGAGCGTATGCTCCAGCAGCCTCAACAGTCCGGCCAGCAGGATCAGGAGGACCCGCTCGCGGATCTCGACCCCGAGGTGCGTGGCGGAATCCAGCAGATGATCCAGAGCAGCCAGAACCAGGTCCTCGAAGCTCTCGCCCCGCTCTTGCAGAACGCCCGTCGCAATATGGGCATGGAGATCGTCGAAGGTGCGTTGCCGGGGTTCAAGGACGACCTGCAAGGCGAAGTCGATGCGATGTTCGACAGCCTGTCCCCCGAGGAGCAGAAGGCGTACGACAGCGAGATCGGGGCTCAGGCCCTCGCAGCTCGCGTGCTCCACGCCAGGCTCCAGAAGATGCAGCAGCAAGGGCCGACCATGGCCCAGCGTCGCGCCGTCACGGCGGGCGGGATGCCGGCAGGACCGGCCCCGGGCCGACGAGGTGGCGCCGACCCCGCAGCGGTGGACAAGGCGGTCGCTCGCATGCCTCAAGACAACTTCGACGCCCTGGTCGAGCGGATCAAAGAAGGACAACTCCGCAAGCCAGGCTAACGATTATCGGGAGGTGATCGAAGATGGCCGATTACACTAACACGATGGACTGGCTCAACACGGCTAGTAGCGGCACGACCTCCGGGTCGGACACGCTTCCCTATGTAGGGCTAGGCATCTACAACCGCGTGCTTCTTGAGCGCGCGCAGCCGAGTCTGTATCACGCCTATTTCGGTCAGCAAAAGAGCCAGACCCGCCGCAACGGCCTGTCCATGGCCTTCCGGCGCTACGAAAAGCTCAGCACCACTCAGGTGCCGCTGTCCGATGGTGTGACGCCCCCGGGCGTGCAGCTCACGAAGACCGACTACGTCGCGACGCTGACCCAGCACGGCAACTGGACCATCGTCACCGACAACGTCGACTTCTACTACCCAGACGCCGTGATGACCGAGGCCGCCGAGCTGATGGGTGAGAACATGGGCGAGTCCATGGATCTCATCGTCCGCGACGTCCTCGTGGCCGGCACGAACCTGACCAGGATCAAGGTCGACAACTCGGGCACCTACGACGGTGCCGGAGTCGAGCGGACCGACGTGCTGGGCGCCCTGTGCAAGAGCGCCCTCGATGGGGCCATGACCTCGCTCAAGCGAGAGGACGCCAAGGCGTTCACCCCGCAGATCCCTGCGTCGGTGAAGGTCAACACCTTCCCCGTGGGCGAGGCGTTCTGGTGCCTCATCCACCCCGACGCGGAGACCGACCTGTTCGGCGCCCGTGGCGGCTTCTGGGGCACGAGCGGCAACCTCGTCGGGTTCGTCCCCGTCGAGCAGTACGCAAGCTCCACCGGCGTGATGAAGGGCGAGGTGGGCAAGTACCGCAACGTCCGGTTCGTCACGTCGACCCACGCCAAGATCTGGCCCGACTCCGGTGGTGCTATCGGCACGACTGGCCTGCGGTCCACCACCGGCGTTTTGATCGACGTCTACGCGGCGCTCCTGTTCGCGCGGGATGCCTACGGCGTCATCAAGCCCGACTCCTCGATGGCGAAGGTCATCACTCACCGCGCGGGAGGGCCCGGCGACCCCCTGAACCAGCGCAACACCGTCGGCTGGGTCGGGTGGATCGCCGCCAAGATCCTGATGCAGGAATGGATGCACCGCATCGAGCACGGCGCGTCCGCCTAGAGGAGGTGATTCGACATGGCTATCACTTACACCTACACCCAGAGCCCGGACGACGTTTCTCCTGTCGCCACGGGCAGCTTCACCGGCGGTGCGACGACCGACGTCGCATACGTCGAGCTGGGGTTTGTCCCCAGCGCCGTGAAGATCATCATCAAGGACGCGAGCAACGTCGACGAGGTGATCTTCTGGGCCAACTGCATGGGGACCGACGCGGTCATCAGCGGCGGCGCCGGCGACCTCGTCATCACGAGCGGCATCGCGGCCTACGCCGGTTCGGCGACCGTGAAGGCCGGCTTCTCGGTCGACGTGTCGGAGGTCGGCACCAACGACATCACGGCCAGCGACGTGATCTACTGGATCGCGTGGCGATAACTTCAACCACCGCCGCCGGGCGTAAAACGGGAGGACACCATGGCGACCCAATACCCGAGACCGGACGAGCAAGAGCTGAAGCAGCGCGCCAAGAGCGTCGAGGCTCCCACTCCTGATGAGCTGTTGCAGGGCATCAAGAAGGGGAAGCCGCTGCCGGAGGGCTTCAAGAATCCGCCGTGTGGAAACCCGCAGCACAGGTGCCTGGACAGCAAGGGGCACTACGTCCCCGACTGGAGCCAGCTCCTGTTGCGGAAGCCCCAGGGGTGCAACGCGGACAAGGAGTTCTTCAGCCTCACCGGGCACGGACAGATGCGGGTGCCTTACGACAAGTGGGTCGATGTGCCTCCGTGGCTGGTCGTCGTCCTCGGTGATGCGATCGAGACGCACTACAAGCGGAACGTGGATGACGCCGGCAACCTCGAACTCAACGGGCGTGAAGGCCCGGGCGTGGTCGAGGAAGTCAAGGTTCCCGCGTTCAGCTACTCGCTGCTCCGCTCTGCGTAGATAGTGCGCCGGGCGGCGCATGGTGCGGCCGGGCTTGGGCGATCGTTATTCGGTTCGCTTAGGCTCGGCCGCTGTTTGATAAGCAGGAGGTAGGTTGTGGCGACCCTTCACAACAATATTTACGACGACGGGCTTGATGGTGGGCTCAAGGCGATCGCCGACGCGACCAACCTTGACCTGCACATCACGTCCCAAGAGGCGACCTCGTACAGCGAGGCGACCACGGACGGCACCTACTCGCTCGGATACAAGGCCGACATCGCGGTGACGGGGCCGACCGATGGCGATGTCTCCGGGCGCAAGATCACCGTCTCGGCGATCACCGGCGGCACCGTCACGGAGACCGACACGGCCACGCACTTCGCGCTGGTCGACACTGACACTTCGACGCTGCTGGTCACCGGCTCGCTGGCGTCCAGCCAGGACGTCACCGACCTCAACACTTTCAGCCTGGCGGCTTTCGACATCGAGCTGCCCGACCCGTCAGCGTAGGAGGATGGACATGAACAAGGCAGAGCTACTGGCCGACCTGGCAGGCCGGTTCGACTACGTCGCCGAGCCGATCTTGCAGGACGGCGCGGGCTTCCCCGACGGGGCGGAGCAGTACAGCGTCAAGGTCCGCTCCGACGCTGGTGACACGTCGGGCTACCAGAACGTCCGGTTCTGCGTGATCGACGAGGGTGGACAGGATGAGCTGGCGTTTTTCCTGAACGTGGACCCGGTGGACCCGGCCACCGCCGGCAGCGAGTTCTACAAGTGGATTCGCAACACCCGCCAGAACAACCCTGACAACTTCAAGGGTTTGCAAATTCACTGGTGGGACGAGACGACCGCCGAGGCGATCTATTCAATCCTGACCGGCGACCCGCTGGAGCGCAAGTTCTACTGGGTGAGAATGGGCGGCGGACCGCCCGCCGAGATCGCGAACTTCAACATCGAGGACTATAGGCGCGATTGCCGCGTCTGGCCTGACGGGTAGTAATGGCGACGACGGTTGACATCTATGTCGACACCGACGTAAGCGGGGGCCTGGGAGACGGATCCTCCTGGGCCAACGCCTACTCGTCACTGTCGGCCGCCGTCACGGCCAAGGCCGGCGACATCACGACGGCGACCGGGTCGGACGAAATCCATCACTATCATATCCGGGCCAGCAGCGGCACGTCCGAGGACAACAACGGGAGCATCAGTCTCTCGGGCTATACGACAGACGCGACGTGTCGCGTTATCCTTGAGGGTGAAGATGACTTTGAGGGCAAGTGGGACACGTCGAGCTATCGTCTGCGTCACGTCACCAGCGGCGGCACCGGAGACTTGCTTCTCAACGACACTCACACCACGATCAAAAACCTGCAAATCGAAGTCGTCACGACGGGGTCTTGGTATGCCGGCATCGGTGACATGCAGGAGTCTTTTGGTGGCGGGACGATTGACTGGATTATCGAGCGGTGCATCGTCAAGGCGAACACCAGCGGCTACGGCAACTCTTGTTTCAGCCTTTGGCCGAGTTCTTCCGGCCAGTCCGGCAGCGTCTATCTAATCAACTGCATCTTCATCGGCTCACAGCGGGGGGTCCGCTTTCATCAGAACGCGGACGGGGTTAGCGGCTACTTATATAACTGTACGGTCTATAATCAAAGCTCCCGCTGCATCGACACATCAACCGACTACACGGACGGCACGGCCCGCAACTGTATCATGTGGTCGAGCAACCCGTGGTACAACGAGGGTAGTTGGGACATCGACTATTGCGCCGACTCGCAGAACGAGACGCCCGGCGCGAACGACGTTGACCTATCTGGCCGAACTATCGGCCAGGAGTTCGAGGACGCGGGTTCCGATGACCTCCACCTTGTCTCGGGCTCGACGGTCCGGGGCGACGGCACCGATCTTTCTGGCACGTTCACCGACGACATCGACGGGGACACCCGCTCGGCCTGGGATATCGGGGCCGACGAATACGACGCCGGGACGAGCAACCACGAGCTGACGGCAGACGACGTCACCGGCGGAACGCCGGTTGTTGACTCGCCCGCACTGTCGCAGGACCACGACTTGACGGCGTCGGATATCACCGCCGGCTCACCCGTCGTTGATTCTCCCGCCCTCACGCAAAACCACGCGCTTACGGCCAGCGACATCACGGGTGGAGCCGCAGTCGTAGAGGCGCCTGCCCTCACGCAGAACCACGTCCTGACGGCGACGGAGATCACCGCCGGAGCTGCCCTGGTCGGCTCTCCAGTCCTGTCCACCGGCAATCACAGCCTCGTTGCGAACAGCATCACCGCCGGCGCCGCTGTCGTTGACTCGCCCGCCTTGACCCAGGATCACGTCCTGACTGCCAGCGACATCACGGGCGGCGCGCCGACCATCGGCACACCGATTTTGACCCCACTGACCGGCGGCAAGGCCCCTGGGTCCGTGACCGTGACCACATCGGCGGCGACCTTGGCAGCTACGGCCAAGGTGATCGGGCCCGTCTGCACCACGGGCAAGATCAACTGCGACGGCACGGAGATAAACGTGCAGCTCGGGTTCGTGCCGTCCTTCCTCATCATCATCAACGACAACGCTACGCCCTACCTCCAGTGCTTCATGGCTGACCTGGAAACGGACTCGGAGTGCTTTGAGATCGTCGGGTCTGCGGCTATGTCCGGCGCAGCACACATTAGGGCGTACCCTGGCGGCGCGAATAGCGTCGCTGGCTTCACGATTGCCGCAACGGACCTGACCAATGGCGACAATGTCTACTTTGTCGCATGGCCTTGAAAAGGAGAAACCAATGCGCCACGCTGTCGGAATCTTTTGTGCGGTGCTCGCGATCGTCTTCGCTGTCGTGGCGTTTTCAGACGACACAGTCTACCTGGGCCAGTATCGGGACACGCTCCGCGACGAGCGAGGAAATATTGTCGGGAATGCGAACGTCTACGTCTACGCCACGACGGCCAAGGACTCGCTGATTCCCCTCTACGAGTCGCTCGACTTTACGGACGCCCTGTCCAACCCGTTCTACAGCTCGTCGACCGGCGAGGTGCTGTTCTATGCGGCGCCCGGCTACTACACGGTCGTCTACTCCAGGGCCGGCTTCACGACCCAGCAGTACGACGACGTTCTTGTTCGCCCCGCCTATGCGACTGGCGGCGTGCATAACGTGCTGGACTACGGCGCCGACCCCCGCGCCGCTGGCGACGACATCAACGCCTTTCGAGCGGCCATTCTTGGCGCCAAAACCGACAGTGGCTACGTCTATGTGCCGGCCGGCACTTACCGGCTCAGTGAGCCGCTCTACCTTACCCAGTTCGAGGTGGGCATCGTCGGCGAGGGGCGCAGGAGCATTCTCCATGCCACCCACGACTCGGCCTGCGTCGTGATGAGGGCGCCATCCAATGGATACGCCTACCGCAACTCCCTCCGTGATGTCACGCTTCAGCACGGCAACATCGACGGCCTCTCCCTTTACGACACAACCTATGCCTTAATCGGCCAGGCAGACACGAACGGCGTTTTGGGCGGCCTTATGCCGACGGGTCTTGTCATTAAAAACGGCTATTATTGCTATGTCGAGGGGGTGTCCATCATAAACTTTCTGAACGGCGTCTTGATGGAGGGGGACGAAGAATACAAATGCCTTGGAAACCAGATAAGCGTCAAGGAGTCGCACGCCTACAGAAACTTCCTTTTGAGGGACTGCACCGACGACACCAGTGGCGGGAGATACTGGAGCATTATTAGCAACATCATTAGCGGGGGAATCCACAGCCCAACGAGCAGTTATTGGGGCGAGCTGATAACCATGGCCCCGCATGAATCATGGCGTGGGTGTCGCTCGAACGTGTTTCGCGACATGAAGTATCAGCCGATCACATGGACAACCTGGTCAGTGCCCAACAACCGCCGGGGGGCCAGTGTTTATGGTGTCGACAATCAGTTATACAACGTCGATTTTACTGCCGTCGACGTTATAGATATAGGTTACGGCAACAGCATGATCTTCTGCGCTGGATACGAGCCGGCCGGCATACAGTATGCGAGTAGCTCGGGGTGGGGGTTTCCCAACCACGTTTACGCAAAGGGCGGCGCCTTTCATGGTTGGGGGTTCAGGCAGGGAATCAATGCCTTTACGCGCCCGGACTCAACCACGCTGGATCAAGGCGCGCTGTTCTACGCGGACAACAAGGACAGCATGGTCATCTGGGACGGAACGCAGTACAACACGATCCAGATGGTGCCGTTCAACCAATAGGAGGACGCGATGGCTGTCATATTCTCAACGACGTCCTCGCGGACATACCTAGAGGCGGTGCAGATCACGCTTCGCTCCGTCGGGATCTCGCCGCCGGGGACCATCGTCGGCCCGGACAAGAACACGGCCCTGGCGATGGACGCGGTTGCGAACGCACTTGACATCGTGTGGAACTTCACCGACTGGGAGTTCCGGCGCGAGTGGGGCGAGCTGGAGCTGTCCGCGCTCCAGATGTGGTATCCGGTCGACGAGCGGTTCGCGGAGATCCTGCTCGCCCCGCAGGTCAAGTACGGCGTCCCCCAGCTCTCTTATCGGAAGTACGAGAAGCTGGTCGAGGATCAGCCTGGCCTTCGGTTCGTGCCGGCAGACTGGCAGTCGTCCGCTCTGGCGACAGAAATGGAGGAGCTGGAGACGTACCAGGGAACACCGCGCAAGTGGACCTATGCCGGCGGTTTCATCGGCCTGTTCCCCATCCCGGACTCCGACTTCGTCAGCGACTGCCCGGTGCTGGTTTACGCCTGGGCGAAGACTGTGCCGACCCTGGCTGGAGACAACGACCTCTTGGAGATCGACCGCATCCTTGAGACCGCGCACCAGTTCCTCTCGTCCGCCGGCATGAAGGAGAGCCTCGAATACCCCGACCATCAAATCGACTACCAGCGCGGGATCGACGCCCTGAAAAAGGCCGCTAACCGCAAGTTGTTCAAGGGTGCGCGCGGCTTTACCACCCACCCGGGGGATAGGTAGGATGAGCCAGTACGAGCGCGAGGCAGCACTGGAGCCCATCACGTTCGGCGGCCTGTTGCAGAACGTGAACGACCTGCGAACGCCGGTCGACCGTTCGCCGGACATGCTGAACATTGACCTGCTGCGCGACGGCTCGATTGCCAAGCGAACCGGATACGACGAGCTGGACAACCAAGTCACCGGCACCGGCGCTTTGGAATCATGCCTGCCGCTGATGGATATTGCGAACGGAAAGAACTACCTGTTCGCAGCCCGCAACGGCACCATGAACCGCTACGACGTCGGCGCCGGAACCTGGCACGAGGACGAGGTTCACGTTTTGACTGTTGGCGCGACCTACCGGGGGGCCATGTCCTACTACGGGTCGAGCTACGAGCAGGCACTCTACATCGTGAACGGCGAGGACGAACCGCTGGTTGGCCGGGGCACTCAGGCCGCTGATTACGCAAACCCGGCTCAGAACATCCAGTCGGCGACCGGCGGGGCTGCTGGAACCGACGTCTATGTGAACGTCACGAGCCACGGCATGGCCGACGGCGACTATGTGAAGCTCTCAGGCATCACCACGTCACCCTGGACAGCGATCAACGGGGTCTGGCGCATCGAGGTGAAGGACGTCAACGAGTTCTACTTGCTGGACCCCGACAACGATTGGGCCAGGTACGAGACGCCGGGCAACTGGACGACGCCTCTCGGAACCGAGGGCACCGCCGACTGCACCTACGACCAGATCGCCCGCTGGCCGAAGGGCGTCTACAGCGCGGCCGGCGGAACCAGGGGCTACCCGTCGGTCTGGGACGACCCCAACGCGGACGGCGGCACGGGCTGGCCCGGCGGCACGGTTCAGGACTGGCCGTCGGGGATCACGATGGTCGGGTCCGGCGTCTCGGTTCGCAGTCTCGCCTGGGGGTTCGCGCTCGACCCAGACAGGATCGACTACTCGGAGCTGGGTGAGCCTGTGAACTACCTGAAGCGCGACGTCGACGCGGCCGACGAGGCATCGGCTGCGTCCGTGCCAGCGGTCGATGGCGGCTACTTCTACTGCATGCGCGGAGACGGTGACCGAGTCGTCGAGGTCGTGGAGCTGTTCGACCGGCTGGTCGTCTTCAAGTCGCGGCGCACGTTCGTCTACACGGGGTTCATTGGCGTGGACCTGGCCCTGGCCGACATCATCCCCGTCGGCACCTCGGCCCCGCGAAGCGTTGTGCGCGTCGGCAACGACATCTACTTCTGGTCGTCCGACGGGCCGCGCTCGCTGGCCGGCAGCGACCAGTACGGCGACATCAAGACCGGGCAGTTCGGGCGCGACGTTCTCGATGTCATTCGCCGCGTTTCGACTGACGGCCACGGAAAGATCGTCGCTGTGCATGATCGCGAAAACCAGCGGATCATCTGGTACGTGCCGCTGGATGAGGTGCCCACGAACACACACGCCCTGGTGTACTACTACGAACGGGGCCAATATGTCATCTGGGACGGCGCGAGATGCGAGGTTTCCGACGCCTGTGAGCTTCTGGGCGGCATCCTGACGACGCCTCGCCTGTATGCCAGCCACACCGACGGCAAGGCGGCCTTGCATGGGGTCGGCTATGCCGACGGCGAGGACACGATCGCCGCCCACTACACGACCAAGTGGTTCGTCGAGCCCCACATGGCGCGCCGCAAGCGGCTGA